TCAATTGGAAATCACGCATTACAAATAAACCTGAACAGGTCAGCCAGTGTGGAAGTTGCATCCGCGATTTAATTGCTGAATTGAAGAAACAGTTAGGTGACATCTACAATCCTAACCTGCTCAAATCAGAAGCTCATGAATTAGAACAGCAAATGCACACGTTAATCAATCAACAAAAAAAATAACATGCCATTACCAACACCAATTTGTCCACTGTAATTTGCTTTGCCATATCTGTGATTGTAATTTGAAACGATTGATGCCACTAATGATTTGCTGAATGGTATATCACCAGCATCAGTGCGCACATGTACTGACAATTTGCGTAGTAATTGACCATCGAATAACACGTTGATGTGATACCAATGCGTGCCATCATGTATTTCACCACCCTGATTGTCATAAATGAAATGCACCATGCGTAGAAAGAATACCTGATCTAATCAGGATGCGCAGGTTAGTCGTGTACATGGGCAAATACAACAGCAACAATTGGTGGTGGATGAGAAGAATGGAAAAGCTGCACGCACAGTTAAACCACAGCCAAAGAAATACTACCCTAACCACTACATGATTCATTTGTGGTCAGGATGTGAACGTTCATTTGTAATTAAATGCAGCGATGACCATGATCCTGATGAACTTTACCCGGTGATGGATGAACCTGTTGACATGCGCATCGCACGAATCAGCATGTGGGAAATCGAGCAGATGGAATTAGGCGTGTATAGCATGATGAACAGTGTTGATGTGAAGCGTGATTTGAAAAACCTATGCAAAAAAATAATCAATGAAATTCGATGAAAGCAAAACGCAGCAGGCGTGCATCAAGTGGTTCAGATACCATTTCACCAAACACGTGATATGCAGCATTCCAAATGGTGCTGTATTATCAGGTGATAAAATGCAACGCATCAGGCAGTGGAAACGGCTGCAATCCGAAGGTGCGTTACCCGGAATGCCTGATGTATTCATTGCGATGCATAACGACAAATGCAATGGACTATTCATTGAGTTCAAATCAGAGAAAGGCAAGCTAACAGAAACACAAAAAGCAATACACGCACTGCTCATCAACGCTGGCTACTGCGTGAAAATTTGCAGATCATTAGATGAATTTATTTCTATTATCAAAACGTATAACATATAAAACCAAAATCAAATGAAACAGTTAAAATCAATCAGAACAGGAACAAAACACAAGTATTACCGCGTGATTCAGGATTGTTACATAGTGAATACATTTGATGTGAATCATATGCGTGCAAAACACAAAGTAGGTCGCGTATTATTTCAGGCAATGATTGATGCGAATGTCATCAGCTTGCACCGCCATCAATGCAAATGGATTGGTGGAAATATCACTGATGCATTGCTGCGTGATGTTTACTACCAATACGAATCAATAAAGAAACGCCATCAAGCAGGACGGCTATTGCAGCAAAATCAGATTACACTTAAAGCTATAGCACAACCAACACCTGCACCTGCACCATCACCAATTGAAAAGGCACACGTTGATACCAGCATCGCAGACAATACAATTGATGTCAGTTACAGATATGCGTTCATCACAGGCATGTTGATGGGTATATTAATAAGTTCCGTGATTGCATACCTGTGGTAACAAATTTTTGATTACGTTTGTTCTGACTATCCGTAGATGAAAACATTACAAATCCCATCATCACTGCATTGCCATAGCACGATCGTGCGCGGATAGTCCTTTGCACGTGATGGTGGGTATTTTATTTATGAGAGAATCAACAGTGTTTTATAGATCCTTTTATGAAGCGATTAAAGAATTAGATGCTGCATTACAAGCGCAGGTGTATTCAGCCATCTTTGAATATGCACTGAATTATAATGAAGTGCAGTTAACAGGTGTGGCGAAAACTGTATTCACGCTTATTAAACCACAGCTAGATGCTAATCATAAGCGATACCAAAGCGGAATACAACCAAAGCAAAAGCGAAACACAAGCGAAAGTGAAGCGAAACAGAAGCGAAGTAAAAGCGAAGTGCAAGCTAATGTAAATGATAATGTAAATGTGAATGATAATGTCAATGTAAATCAAAATGAAAATGATAATCTAAATGATAATGCGAATGAGAAAAAAAAACGCGAGCGTTTTGTCGCACCCTCATTTGACATGATTAAAGATTTTATGATTGATTTGAACAACAAAGCTGGCAATATCTTCACAGCAGAGAAAATTTTACAGCAGGCAAAAATGTTTTTTGATCACTACGAATCCAATGGGTGGATTGTTGGGCGCGTAAAAATGAAAAGTTGGGAAGCATCTGCGCGTAAATGGTTAAATAATACACATACATTTGAAAAAGAAAAATCACATACACATGGAAATTCAAAAGCAACACAACGAGAACAGCAGCTTGATCAATTCAGACAGCAGGTCTACACACCTGACGATCAATTACGTGATATCCAACAACAGCTTACCATCCCTCGTAACACTTAAAAAATTACACGGTGTTGATTACATCAACCGGGCAATGGCTATCCTGATTGATCAGGTGCAATTGTTTTTCAATGTCAGCATGCCCATGTCACCAGCTCAAATAGGTATCACATGCGATTTGATATTGGAACGTTTCGGTAATTACAAGTTACAAGATTTTCAAATCTGCTTTCGCAAAGCAATGGCAGGTGATTATGGTAAGCTATACAATCGCATTGATGGCGCGATCATAATTGAATGGCTGAATCAATATGATGCAGAACGCACAGAAGAGATCATAAAGCTGCGCGAACGTGAACACGTTGAAACGAAGATGACAGCTGCACAAATATTCGCAACGCCAGCAATGCAGCAGGTATTACAACAGGTTACGGATAAATTAAAAATCACAGACATGAATACATCGGACAAAGCAAATGATGCACCGCGCAAATTGAATCCATTAGAGCAACGCATTTTGGATGATTGGTCAGCATTGCCCAAATTACCCATGTTTCAAATCGCGATGGCTAATGTCGAAGGTACAATAATGGATTTTACTGATTATAGAATTTTTAGAATTAACGAATACCTGAATGCAGAATGATGGACATGACTAACCAACAGCGATTGCATCACGTATATGATGCCATCAGCAGCATTGATGAATTGAAGGATAGATTGTTTATCCTATCTGCTAAACGCATGATAGTCCCATCTATTCAGGACAGTGCAGAAATGCGAAAGATATTAGAGCGATTGTATGAATTGACCGGGGATCAAATCTATAAATTCAAATAATATAACACATGACCATCGAAGAATTGAAACAGTACATCACGAATTCAGGACAGCATTACTATAATAAAGAGCAGTTGATTATATTGCTTGATAAAGTAGTAATTGAAAATAAGCCAGTGCAAACATCATTATTTTAATACATAACAAAATGAAACTACCACAGCTGCAACAGGACAAAGCAAACCATTTTATTTATGGCGCAATTATATCATCCATTGTGTGTATATTTATGATACCATATGCAGGATGGTATATAGCCACAGGTGTAGGAATGGTGAAGGAATTTACTGATAAGGAATTCAACGCGCATGATATGCTTGCTACATCAGCAGGTGGTTTATTTGTATCAATCACAATCCTATTATCACAACTATTATGAGCGAAGAAACAGAACAGGAAATATCAATGGATAAACAGCCATCACCTATTGATCTATTGCATGGTATATACAGGAATAAAATAAACAATAATCCGAAGTCACTTGCATCCAGCATGTACCAACAGGTAATTGATGTGTGTATTCATCTTAAGCAGTTAGAAGATGAATGGACCAAATACCATTACAGCAAAGGTTATGTTGATGGCATCGAAGATTTCAAAGCAGAACTAAATAAAACCAACGAAGATGACGCAGCATGAATTGAACATCAAAATCCGTGATGCATTTACAACGCATTACCGTGATTTGAAAATATACAGGTGGACATATCGCAATTTGCCATACCTGAAAATGTTTTACATCGGCTTGCTATTCGTTGGTAGTGTTGCTGCCATCGCAGGTATTACGCTGTGGGTATTGGCTGCATGGGCATTTGCATTCATCGCGCATATTTGGTTAGCAGGTATTGATCATTTTTACATTGGCTTGCGATTTAAGAAGATATTAAAATCATTAGAAGCAGATGGAATACACATCAGCTTGCACACACTGCTGGACATTTGTAGTGACATAACACCTAAATAATGGGAACGTATATACATCCAACAGCCATCATTGGCAGCAATGTGCAGATCGGTAATGATGTGTACATTGGTGCATACAGTATCATCGGTGATGTACCTGAATATCCGGGTAAAATCACGCACGCTAATTTTGAAAACGAGCATCCAACCATCATCGGTGATGGCGTGACCATACGTGAACACGTTACTATTCACGCTGGTGTACAATACAGCACACACATAATGCGTGATGTATATATAATGTCGCACTGTCACATTGGGCATGATGTAATTGTAATGCCTGATGCAGTATTACATACAGGTGCAATCATTGGTGGATTCACTTTTATTGGTAGATACGCACGCATTGGATTGAATGCATCCACACATCCACACACCACCATCGCCAAAGGTGTTATGATTGGTGCGCAATCATTTGTCAAAGGCAATACAATTGAATTCAGTACATACGTTGGATGCCCGGCTAAATACATTGGCGAAAATCACCGTTTATTAGAGCGATTGAATGGCATTAACGATTAGAATCAGCATACCATTTTACCTGCACGGTGATGCAAACAATGGCGAATACATCCGTGTGTTCAGGCATTACGCACGATTAGGTTACCACATCAATTTGTGTGGTAGTGAAGGTGCATTATCAAAGCGTTATTGTAAATCAGTGTTATCTCATAAAGTGAGATATGTTGAAGTACCACAGGAATCATTTTGCGATTCATCCAAAGGTGATGATGCATTACGCAAAAAGTTCAATGATTCACTAATCACGCATGGTGGTAATGCTGATTTGTATGTGTTAGTAGGTGCGGATGACATTGTTGATCCTGATGTGTTCAAACACTTGCAACATATTAATCCAAATGAAATAGTGATGGCAGGTATTAGTAGTGATGAGCCATTGTATATAACAGATTATCACGATGGTGATAGATACCGTGTGACACTTAAATACCGAATACCTGTGAAGCTGCTACCGGGCATCAATGTATTCACACGCGCAGCGATGGTGTATAGCAATTGGCAACCTTACAATCAAGCAGGATGTGAAACAGGTGCAGAATTTTATTACGATAATGTCGGGCGCATCATTGCATTACCCGGATGGGTGTTGATGCTCAAAAATAAACACGCACTAAACAAATCATCCAACATCAAAACACGCCATCAAATCAATTCAATGACAGCAGAACAGCGCAGGTTAGTTAAACGATACGAATGATTCAGTGGACAAAGAAACATGAAGATGCATTGCACTTATTGGCTGTTGATTCACCTGTTGAGCTGGTGTTGTATGGTGGTGCAGCAGGTAGTGGTAAGTCATTTTTAGGTTGTGCATGGCAAATTTGGCGCAGGATTAAATATCCGGGCACACGTGGATTGATTGGTCGAAGCAAATTAGACACGCTAAAAAAAACCACACTACGCACATTCTTTGAAGTAGCCAGCATGCACAATTTGAGAAGTGGTGAGCATTACACGTACAATGGTCAAAGCAACATCATTAGTTTCTTCAATGGAAGCGAAATTGTTTTGAAGGATTTGTTTGCATATCCATCTGATCCAAACTTTGATTCATTAGGATCATTAGAAATCACCGATTGGTTCATTGACGAGGTATCACAGGTAAGCAAAAAAGCTGTGGACATCGTGCGTTCACGCGTGCGATTTAAGCTACGTGAATTTAGCATTCCACCCAAAGGTTTAATGACCTGCAATCCATCGAAAGGATGGCTATACAATGAGATATATGCACCGTATAAACAGGATGCACTACCTGCACACGTTGCGTTCATACCTGCATTACCCGGTGATAATCCGCATTTACCTGATACGTATCTTGAAACACTGGCGCGATTGCCTGAAATGGACCGCAAACGCCTGTTGGAAGGCGATTGGGAATATGATGAAAGCAATGATTGGCTGTTCAAACCTGATGATGTATTGCGATGCTTTCGTGAATCACCATTATCAGGTGATATGTACATCACAGCAGACGTGGCACGCTTTGGTAAGGATAGATCAGTGATTTGTTTGTGGCATGGATTAACGCTAATTGGTATTACCGAATTCAGGAAGCAGCCAATCACTACAATTGTGCAACACATTCGCCAGCTATGCGAATCAAAAGCAGTAAAGCTAACCAACGTATTGGTGGATGAAGATGGTGTTGGTGGTGGTGTAGTGGATGCATTACAATGTCGCGGATTTCAAAACGGATCACGCGCCAAACATCCTGATACTTACAGCAATCTAAAAGCGGAATGCTATTTCAAGTTAGCAGAATTCATGGAATACAACAAGCTGTTCATGCGCACACCCAATCAACGTGATGTAATCGTAAAAGAATTAGACATGATCAGGCGCAGGAATCCTGATGCTGATGGTAAGCTATCTGTGAGCAGCAAAGATGAAATACAGCGAATGCATGGTGTTTCACCTGATTACGCTGATGCCATAATGATGCGCATGTACTTTGAATTGTTCCCCAATTACGGCAATTATTCATGGGTTTAATCTTTACCGGTAAACATTACGGTAAACATTTTACAAGCTAACTTATTCATTTTCAATTACTACCTACCCAATGTGAAAATTATTTCAGTTTTTGCTTGTTTTGTAATTACGTTTGTTATTACATTTGTCAAACAAAACAAAACCAAAGGACATGAAATACACAACATTAAGCGCTTACACAATTGCAGACAATTGCACAGATGCATCAGATTTATCTTATGGATTAGCTGAATTAAAAGAATTTGTGCGAAATAGAAAAGGAAGTTGTGCGCTTGCTTACAAGAGAATGAATGCAATCATGAAGAAATTGGAATCAATCAAATAATTATAGACATGAAACAATCAACAACAGACACAACAGACATCATTATCCTAATCATTTTTATCATTATCCTATGTTCAAATTAATTCCATGCAAAGAATGTAACGGTGAAGGCATCGTGTATGAAATGATTGCCTGTGGACGAAGCATGTCCGATTGCTGTGGTGGCTGCACACGCGATATCAAATGCGAACACTGTGATGGCACCGGGCAAATTGATGATCCATATTACGATGGCGAAGATGAATGATGTATATTTGTAATCACAAAACCAAAAATCAATATGAGTAATTTAACTACCACAGCGCAATTGCGCACCATGTTTTCACGCGAAGATGTAATGCAACGCCTGCAATCAGTGTTAGGCAAACGCGCATCAACGTTCACCACATCCGTACTGCAAATTGTGCAAAGCAATGACCTGCTGTGCAAAGCTGATCCATCATCAGTATTGAATGCAGCAATGGTGGCTGCTACATTGGATCTACCACTAAACAATCAATTGGGATTTGCCTACATCGTGCCATTTAATACGCGCCAAAAAAATGGTGATTACAAGACATTGGCTCAATTCCAATTAGGTTACAAGGGTTTCATTCAGCTTGCACAGCGATCAGGGCAATTTAAGACCATTGATTCAAAGCCAGTGTACGAAGGACAATTGGTATTAGACAATTCATTTGGCGGCATCAGCTTCAATTGGGCAGGCAAAACAAGTGATTTTGTAGTTGGATATGCTGCATACTTCCAATTGATAAATGGATTTGAGAAGGTGTTATACATGACCACAGCAGAACTGCAAATGCATGGCAACAAATACAGCCAAACGTACAAACGTGGTGGTGGTTTATGGTCTACTGATTTCGATGCGATGGCAAAAAAGACAGTGATTAAATTGCTGCTGTCTAAATACGCACCATTATCAGTGGACATGCAACGCGCAGTGATTACTGATCAGGCAGTGGTGGATGATGCTGGCGATGTGAAATACATTGACAACAGCGCAGACAAAATTGATGTCGATGTGGTGTACGTATCTGATTTAATCGCCAATGCTGCTACCATTGATGAACTCGAAACAATAGAGCAATCATGTAGCGATGAAATAAAGCAACAGCTACGCAGTGAATTCAATGCAAAGAAAAGTGTATTGACAGGTACGTTTATTTCCTAAATTTGCAATACAAAAATCAATACACACATGGATCAATTATTATTTCGCGCGTCATCATTAGGTAAATTGATGACCAAATCACGCAGCAAAACAGAACCGATTAGTGCAACAGCTAAAAATGAACTGCTAAAATTGTATTTACAACACGAATACAAACGCACTGATGACATCACCAGCAAATACATAGACAAAGGTATTGCAGTGGAATCAGAAGCAATTGACATTTGGCGCAGGCACACCGGGCACATCGTGTTCAAAAATGAAACACGCTTTCGCAATGCATACATCAGTGGTGTTCCTGATTTGCTTGTAAAGAAAAATGATGCAGTGTTATTTGTACCTGATATCAAATCATCATGGTCATTGCACACGTTTTACAATAGCAAGATTGATGACATTGATACCAATTATTTTTGGCAAGGTCAGGCATACTGTTGGTTAGTTGGTGCGCCATACGCTGTGTTTGTGTTCGTCCTATGCAATGCTACATCAACATTACTCGATGATGAGAAGCATAAAGCTGCATGGCGAATGGGCAGCATAGATACTGAATCGCCTGAATACATTGCACGCTGCAAACAGATTGAACGCAACATGATTTTTGACATGGATAAATTCAAACGCGATTATCCATACACACACATCCATCACGCACCGGATGAATGGGTATATGACATTCCTGTTGAAAAGCGCATACACGAAAAGGTGGTGCAGTTTGATCAGGAATCAATTGATGAATTGATGGAACGCGTGCCGATGTGGCGTGAATACGTAAATAAATTAAATACTATATAACAAATGGAAACATTGCAGACAACAAACAAAAAAAGCCAGTTAATCGTGCGCATGACCACTGATGAATTGAATTCAATCAAAGGTGCAGCACAAAGCAAAGGCATGACCGTATCTAAATACGTGCGTGAAATTGTACTAACATCAGCAGCAAATGCGATTGTTGGTTAAATCAATTAGACAATGGTGGATGCAGGTGTGCAAAGGTGTGCATGCCTGCAATCGCCATCAACACTTCGGTAAATTCTAACGGATTTTTCCGTTCACAATACGTTTGTTATACACTTCAAAATCACCATTACGATCGGTGATGATATGCGCGAATCCATGATGGTGTTTGTTCAATGGCATGTAATCAGGGTGAAGCTCACACAGGCAAGCCACTGACCAACATGTCACCACTTTGCCATTGATGTTTGGTTCACTGTGTTCTGATGCCTGATGATGATGACCACAGATTGCACTGTCCTTTGCACGTAGGAATAATCCGCGTGCGATGTTTACAGGACTAAACACGCTGGTCATCATTTCATGTCCATGCAATGCAGTCAATTTACCGATGTGCGTTATCTGTAATGATGGTATATATTGGATGTTGTACTTCGCCAAATGCAGCAGCGATTCCAAATTGAATTCATCCATCCCCAATAGATCAGGTGCGTTGCGCATTATGTACTGCTCATACCGGGCATCGTGATTACCACACTTGTAATAGATAGCAGCATTAGGAAATACGTTGCGCAATGCTTTCAGGAAATCACGTGTGAGCATTACCTCATGCGCGAAATCACGTTTGCGTGGGTCCTTTTCAAATCTGCTGATTGCGTAGAAATCAATGATGTCACCATTCAAATAGATGGTGTTTACATTATTCGCCACACCATACTTCAACGCCAGTGTGAGCGCAGGTATGTTATGATATGGTATGTGTATATCATTCAGGAATAAAATGTTGTTGTGGCTAACAGGTAGCTTGAATGCTTTGTAATCCTTTTCAAGTGAAGCAGGAATACCAAATGGATTCAATTCCGGATTGATGTCATTAGCCATGAACGCGAAATCAGTTACTACATCATCAGCTGATTGTACTGCATCATGTATTCCATTTTTGATTTTCTGCGCAGGACCATACGTATCATGCTTCCATTTTTTATACATCCGATAAAACGCATCCAACGTGATGCTGTAATTGTGTTCATCTAATATGTCCGCGCATAACTGCCTACGCGCTTTGTTTGAACTATCCGCGTAGATAGCATAAAAGTGATGGATGTATTTACTGCGACTCATGGGTTCACCATTAGCAATTTGTCCAATCCTGTCCACCTGCAATCAATGTGCAACCATGATGGTGTTGCTGCGATGTTCTCGTATGTGGTGAGCAATTGCGCATCAATAAATTGCTGCTCTAATTTTTTGACTACAGCCAACATTGCTGCTGGTCCTGATTTGCAATGCAGGTCTAACGCTCTGCCATACTTATGCTGTGACCATTTCGCACCTGTTGTCGTGGTGCAATAACGAAATCCACATTCGTCCAATGATCCACCGCCAAACCAATTGTTGATGAATATAGATTCACCTAATTCAGCTCGTATCATGTCTGCTGCTTTGATGATGCGCATGTCCATCACTTGTAATGCATTTTCACCGCGACTAATGATCAGTGAACGTGGCACCAATTCATCCAAGTGGAAATACTCACTAACCTTGATTCTGCTCATGTAGAATGGATTTTATTGTTTCATCTTTTGCATGACTGCTTTTGCTGCTGCCTACGTAATAGCTAAATATCGAAGCACCAATAGACATAACCGCACCAAAACACATGTCAGCTAATCGCTGATTCTCTGTTGGAATTTGCACAAATACAAGTGTTGTTATTACACCAATGAGTGCAAGCAATCCACTGATCACCACCACAGCCATCAACCAATCACGCTTACCTAATGATGCAGTGAATGATGATTCACGTGTGCGTGCTGAATCCCGGTCCTTTACTTCTTCTCTGTACACTTCTAATTCATGTGACAGCAATAGCTGTTGTATTTCCAATTGCCACTGCAATTTGTACTGTTCAAATTCAATAGCAGCATCACGCAGCTGTGGTGATTCATCCTTTTTCTTATTCAGGAATTCACCTACACGTTCAATGGTTTCAACACCTGTGATATCACCAACGACTTCTAAAATATCGCCAGCAACCGGTGTGATTTTATTGGATACAAATTGTCCAAATTTTGATTCTTTTAATTTTTCAAATAGTGTTTTTTTATCAGGCATAACGTATATATTTGGTTAAGCAATCCAAACGTGGAACGCATCTCATATTGAGGTTTTGTTATTACATCAAAAGGTTAAGGATAAAAGACGCATCAGCAATGGTGCGTTTTTTATTTAGCCAATTTCAGTATCCATTTTTTCCAATTATCCATAACGTAAATCAGGATGCGTTCACCTGTTAACGTAGCAGCAGGCACAATGAAACCACTTTGTGCAGTCCATTCGTTATATACACAAAACACTGATGCACCATAACCACACACAACCGATGCAGTCAATATCCAAATCCACTGCACCAATTTTAGATTGCGACCACTGCGTATCTCATAACTGATTTTTGCAGTAACACCAATCATGATGCTGGTGATGTATAGTGACCAATCGGATAACCAATGAATAATTGCGTCAATGAATTTCATGTCAATTGTTAGATGGTGATTGAATTAAGTAATCAGGTAAATCATCGCATACAAGTGCATACAGGTAGTTGTGTATATCACGCAAATTGTACGATGGATCAGTTAGTAAATCTTCGCTCTCTGCGCACAGGTACACATCCACATTGTTTGCTGTCCATACTTCACCTTCCATATCAACGAATGGTGCAGTGGGCAACGTGTTACCTACGCGCACGTAATGTTCATCTGCCAGTGTTATCAGTGCTATCTGCATTCCTTTTTTTAGATGTAGAATTTGCATGTGATTTTAATGCCTGCAACATTGCCCGTTCATAATCTTTTAATCGCTGTGTGTATTCCTTTTTTAACTGCTTGCGATCAACGCTCATAGTGGTAATT